AAATAAATAAAAACAATTATGGCAACAACAACATATACATGGGATATTCCACAAATGAATGCCCATATAGAACAGTTCGGGGAAGATAATGTTATCTACACCGTTCATTATAGATACACAGGAACTTCCAGTGAAAAACTACCTGGAACCGAAAATCATTATACAGCTACCACAATAGGAACACAAGGATTTACTTACGTAGACGGAGATCCATTTGTGACTTATGAAAATACAGAAGCATTTGAGGATGTGGTTATAGGATGGCTCGATGACGCTTTAGACGTTGACGCAATGAAAGCTAGTTTACTGGCTCAAATTGACAAAGAAATTAACCCTGTAAATGAAGATTTATATTTTACATGGCAAAATCCACCAACTCCACCTGTAGCGTAATTATCAACTTATACGTAAAACAAGGTTAAAAGGTAAAAATATTAAAAACAAGTGACTATATAAATAGTAAATATTAATAATTTAAATATAATCAAATGAGTAAAGAAGTAACAAAAATAAAAAAAGAAGAACTTGAAAAAGTTCAAGGATTCACAAAAGTATCTAATGATATAGTTTATCAAATAGGTGTAGCAGCTGTAAGAAAAGATGGCTTAACCAAAGACCATGAAAAGGTTATGGTGCAATTAGAAGAATTCAAACAAGAGCTTAACAAAACATATGGTGATGTAAATATCGATCTCAAAGATGGTAGCATTACACCTATGGAAAAAGTTGAGGAGCCTGCAGTAGAAGTAGTGAAATAATGACATCTTCTGTTGTTAGAAAAATAAGTATAGGTTCAGACTACAAAAATGAAGCTATGCATTACTCTTTGGGTCAAACAGTATATGGTGGACATGAAATCTGCAATATAATACTTGATCAAAAAGACAGCTCTTACAACATTTATATAAAGAAAAATCAAGAGGTATTGCCTTGGAAGAAATTTAATTCTCACATGGCAATATCTGTTGAGTATGATTTAGAATATAGTGAATAGCCTATATAAGTTTATTATTAAACCATTGAATAAACGGTATAATAATGAAAAGAAAGTGGGTGATAAAACCCTTGTAATAAATACTAAGATAGAAAATCATAGGTTTGTTAGTAGGGAGGCAGTTGTGGTATCAACACCATTGGCATTTAAAAGTAAAATAAAACCTGGTGATATTGTGATTGTTCATTTTAATGTGTTTAGAAGATTTTATGATATAAGAGATCAAGAGAAAGATAGTTCATCTTACTTTAAAGATAACCTTTATTTTTGCGATCCGTATCAAATTTATCTGTATAAACGTGATGATAAATGGATGACACATCTTGACTATTGTTTTGTTAAACCCATTATTGACAATAACGTGTTAAATCAAAATAAAGAAAAACCACTTACTGGTATACTAAAATATAGTAATGATATTTTAAAAAATATGGGTGTTGAAGAAGAAGACTTAGTTGGCTTCACCCCTGTTAGTGAATTTGAATTTATCGTTGATAATGAAAGATTCTATTGTATGAAATCAAATGATATTGTAATTAAGCATGAATACGAAGGAAACGAAAAAGAATATAATCCAAGCTGGGCACAAGGCGGTTGAGGAGTTGATTAAAGTTGCTAAAGAAGAAATTGTAGATTCAGATGAAGATATTTCAGCTGACAGACTAAAAAACGCTGCGGCAACAAAAAAATTAGCTATCTTCGATGCTTTTGAAATTCTAGCTAGAATTGAAGAAGAAGAGAACATACTTAATGATAAACCAAATGAGTCCAAAAAACAAACAAGCTTTAGAGGATTTGCTGAAGGAAGATCTAAATAATGTATAAACAAACCTTATATAGAATAATAAAAAACCATATTAATCCTAAAGTTTTCAAAAAAAACAATAGGTATAGAAAATGGAAATATGGATACGACCACGAGAATGATGTAGTTATTATAAGTAAAACTGGTAAGATAGGTGAGGTATATGACATACAAGGTTTAAAGATAGCATTACCAAAAGAAGAGAATGTTATTGAATTTAAATCTAAAACGTGGGAGGTAACCCCGTATTCTAAAGATTTAAAAAGAATTAAAACCATATTTGATTGGAAGGAATACCCTGAACAATTTAAAGAAAAATGGTTTGACTATATAGATGATGAGTTTAAAAAACGTGATGAAGGCTTTTGGTTTAAAAATAAAGGGAAATCAACATACATAACAGGTACACATTATATGTACCTACAGTGGAGTAAAATAGATGTTGGTCAACCAGACTTTAGAGAAGCAAATAGATTATTCTATATATTTTGGGAAGCTTGTAAAGCAGATACAAGATGTTACGGAATGTGTTACTTAAAAAATAGACGTTCTGGTTTTTCATTTATGGCATCTGGAGAGTGTGTCAATATGGCAACCATATCAACGGATTCAAGATTTGGTATCCTATCAAAAACTGGTCCTGATGCAAAGAAGATGTTCACTGACAAAGTAGTACCTATTTCAGTTAACTATCCTTTTTTCTTTAAACCTATTCAAGATGGTATGGATAGACCTAAAACAGAACTTGCATATAGAGTTCCTGCATCTAAGTTTACAAGAAGAAAACTTGATACCAATGAACAAATAAAAGAAATTACAGGTCTAGATACCACAATAGATTGGAAAAATACTGGTGATAATAGTTATGATGGTGAAAAGTTACAATTACTAGTACACGATGAGAGTGGTAAATGGGAGAGACCAAATAACATATTAAATAACTGGAGAGTAACCAAAACAACATTAAGACTAGGTAGTAGAATTATTGGTAAATGTATGATGGGGAGTACTTCAAACGCTTTGGATAAAGGTGGTGATAACTTTAAAAAATTATATGATAATTCTAATGTTGATAAACGTAATGCTAACGGCCAGACACGATCTGGTTTATATAGTTTGTTCATCCCGATGGAGTGGAATTATGAAGGGTATATGGACATCTATGGTTACCCTGTATTTGAAACGCCGAAAGCTCCGGTCGAAGCGCCGCACGATGAAACGATATGGACAGGTGTTGTTGATTATTGGCAAAATGAAGTTGATGGGTTAAAAGATGATCACGATTCTTTAAATGAGTTCTACAGACAATTTCCACGTACTGAGCAACATGCATTTAGAGACGAAGCAAAGCAATCACTATTTAATTTAACAAAGATATACCAACAAATAGATTATAATGATGATCTAGCTAACTCTAGTGTAGTTACGCAAGGAAACTTCCAATGGGAGGATGGTATTAAAGATACAAGGGTTATATTTAGACCTAATAATAAAGGAAGATTTTATATTACATGGGTACCACAGGTTGCATTACAAAATAAGATTTTTACAAAGAATGGTAGAAAGTATCCCGGCAATGAGCACATGGGGGCTTTCGGTTGTGATAGTTACGATATATCAGGGACAGTAGATAACAGAGGTTCTAATGGATCTCTTCATGGATTAACTAAATTTTCTATGGAAGATTGTCCACCTAATGTATTTTTCTTAGAATATATATCAAGACCACCAACCGCAGAAATATTTTTTGAAGATGTATTAATGGCGTGTATATTTTATGGTATGCCGATACTAGCTGAAAATAATAAACCTAGACTACTATATCATTTCAGACGTAGGGGATATAGAGCGTATTCAATTAATAGACCAGATAAAGTCTGGAACAAGTTATCAGTAACTGAAAAAGAAATTGGGGGAATACCCAATTCAAGTGAAGACATTAGACAAGCCCACGCTGCCGCAATAGAATCTTATATAGAGGATTTTGTAGGTTATCAAGATGGTGGAACATACGGAGATATGTATTTTCAACGCACATTAGAAGATTGGGCAAAATTTAACATAAATAATAGAACAAAACACGATGCTTCTATAAGTTCGGGGCTAGCAATAATGGCCTGTAACAAACATCGTTACGTTCCGCAGGCAGAAAAAATTAACGTACCCGTTAATCTTGATTTTGCTAAATACGACAATAAAGGAAACATATCACAAATAATAAAATAGATGATTTATACTAATACAAATAGTTCTTTTCCAAGCCAAGTGGTTACCAATGAAGAAAAAGCTTCTTGGGAATATGGTTTAAGAGTTGCTCGCGCTATAGAGGGTGAGTGGTTTGGATCAGGATCTGGTACCGCTGGTGGATATAGATTTAACGCCAATTACAATAATTATCACAACCTACGTTTATACGCCAGAGGAGAACAATCAGTTCAAAAATATAAAGATGAGTTGTCTATTAATGGGGATTTGTCTTATCTTAATTTAGATTGGAAACCGGTTGCTATATTACCTAAGTTTATAGATATAGTTGTAAATGGTATGTCTGAAAAAGCTTATGAAATAAAAGCATATGCTCAAGACCCTGAGTCTATGAAGAAAAGAACTAATTATGCTGATATGATATTAGCAGATATGCAGGCCCAGGATTTTTTAAATAACGTTGAACAAACACTTGGAGTTGATCTGTGGAATATAGAAGATAAAGAAAATTTACCAGCCAATAGAGAAGATTTAGAATTACACATGCAACTTGATTATAAGCAATCTATAGAAGTTGCGCAAGAGGAAGTTATTAATAATACGCTAGCAAGAAATAAATTTGATTTAGCTAAGAGAAGATTTAATTATGATCTAGTTGTGCTTGGAATAGGTGCTGTAAAAACAAGTTGGAATAAAGCAAATGGTGTAACGGCGGAGTATGTGGACCCTGCTAACTTAGTTTATTCATATACTGAGGACCCTAATTTTGAAGATATATATTATGTTGGTGAAGTTAAAAATATAAGCTTACCAGAACTTAAAAAAGAATTCCCTAATCTTACAGCTGAAGAATTAGAGACAATACAAAAATATCCAGGTAATACGGATTATACAAGAAATTGGAATGGGAGAAATGATGGTAATAATATTCAAGTTTTATACTTTGAGTACAAAAGTTATGTAGATCAAGTATTTAAAATAAAAAGAACCGCCAATGGTTTAGAAAAAGCATTGCAAAAAACAGATACTTTTGATCCACCAGTTAGTGATACGTTTAATAGAGCATCACGTAGCATAGAAACATTATGGTCAGGCGCTAAAATACTAGGGCATAACGAGATGCTTAGATGGGAGTTAAGTGAGTCAATGACACGACCAAAATCTAATTTAACTAAAGTATACATGAATTATTCCATATGTGCACCAAGAATGTACAAAGGTAGAATACAATCATTAGTTAATAGAATTACAGGTTACGCTGACATGATTCAAATAACACACCTTAAGTTACAGCAAGTGTTGGCTAGAATGGTACCAGATGGTGTATTTGTGGATGTTGATGGTTTAGCTGAGGTTGATCTAGGTAACGGTACAAATTATAATCCACAAGAAGCTTTAAACATGTACTTCCAAACGGGTAGTATAGTTGGTAGATCGTTAACGCAAGATGGAGATCTAAACAGAGGTAAAGTACCTATCCAAGAACTATCAAGTTCTTCTGGACAACAAAAGATAGGTAGTTTAATTCAAACATATAATTATTATCTACAAATGATAAGAGACGTAACTGGTTTGAATGAAGCTAGAGATGCAAGCACACCAAGTAAAGATGCGTTGGTGGGATTACAAAAGATGGCGGTTAATCAATCAAATGTAGCCACAAGACATTTAATGCAAGCTAGTTTGTTTTTAACACTAAAGACATGCGAGAATGTGGCGCTCAGGGTATCAGATTCTTTAGAGTTTGGTTTAACGAACCAAGCACTACAATCATCTATCAGCACTTACAATGTTGGTACATTAGAAGATATTAAAGACTTACATTTATATGACTTTGGTATTTATTTAGAATTAGAACCAGATGAGGAAGAGCAAGCACAACTGGAGCAAAACATTCAAGTGGCTTTACAGTCAGGTGGAATAGACTTAGAAGATGCTATCGATATAAGACAAATTAAAAATCTAAAGCTCGCTAATCAACTTCTAAAATTAAAACGTAAAGAAAAACAACAAAAAGATCAAGAAATACAGCAAGCAAATATTGAGGCTCAAGCACAAGCAAATGCTCAAGCATCAGAGGCTGCTGCATTAGCTGAAACCCAAAAACATCAAGTAATTACAGAACAAAAAATGCAGTTAAGTCAAGGTGATTCTCAAATAGAAATACAAAGAATGCAAACTGAAGCTCAGATAAAAAGAGAGATGATGGAGATTCAATTTCAATATGATCTTCAATTGGCTCAAGTTGATGTTCAAGATGTAAAAAGAAAAGAACAGTATATTGAAGATCGTAAAGACAAACGAACTAAGATACAAGCAACCCAACAAAGTCAAATGATTGACCAAAGAAAAAATGATTTGTTACCAAGTGATTTTGAAACTAGTCAATTAGACGATGCTGGATTAGAGCAATTTGCTCAATAAATTTTTTAATTAATTTTATAATATTATATTATGTCAAAAACAGAAAAACAGGAGGCTGTAAAAGCCAACGAACCAATAAAACAAGAAGGTGGTGATATGAAAGTAAAACTACCTAAATTTAAAACATCAAAAATAGATGATGTTGTGAAAGTCGATTTATCTAAACCGCCAAAAACGGAAACAGAAAAAATCGAAGAACAAGTTGAACAAGTAAAACAAAAAGACGATGCCATTCCAATCGGAGAAACAAAGAAGGTGGATGTGGGAGAACAAACCGGAGATAGCACTAAGGTGGACAAACAAGTACAAGAGTCCAACGAAGATGCTAAAACTGAAGAGTCACCACTCCAAGAAATAACTGAAGAAGAAGTTATTGCTGAGGAAAAACCACAAACAGTGGTTGAAGACCCTAATACGGTAATTTTACCTGAGTCCGTTCAAAAACTTATAGATTTTATGGATGACACGGGTGGTACAGTGGAAGATTATGTTAGATTAAATGCCGACTATTCAACTATTAATAATGAAGCTCTATTAAAAGAGTACTATAAAAAAACTAGACCTCACTTAGATGATAGTGAAATATCTTTCTTAATGGAAGATAATTTCATGTATGATGAAGAAGTAGATGAGGAAAGACACGTGCGAAAACAAAAGTTAGCACGTAAAGAAGAAATTGCAAAAGCCAAAAACTTTTTGGAAGGGTTAAAGGATAAATATTATGAAGACATCAAGTTGAGGCCTTCTATATCTAACGATCAACGAAAAGCAACTGATTTTTTCAATCGTTATAACGAGCGTGAAGAAGTAGCTCAAAAGCAACATAAAGAGTTTGTTGACACAACTAATAAGCTTCTCAATGATGAATTCAAAGGTTTTGATTTCAACGTTGGGGAAAAGAAATTTAGATATGGTGTTAAAGACCCGAGTAAAGTTGCGGAATCTCAATCAGACATGAATACCTTTGTTAGGAAGTTCTTAAACAAAAAAGGTGAAGTTGCAGATTATAAGGGATACCACAAAGCTATGTACGCCGCAGAAAATGCTGATACTATAGCTCAACATTTTTATGATCAAGGTAAAGCTGATGCCACAAAGAATATTATGGCAGAATCTAAAAACATTGATCAAAAACCTAGAGCAAATGCCCAAGATGTTTACGTCGGGGGTTTAAAAGTAAGAGCAGTTACTGATGGCACTGATCTCACAAAGTTACGAATTAAACAACCAAAATTTAACAAAAACAATTAAAATTTAAAATAAAATGGCAAAACCATATATTCCTTTTGCGGCTGATTTAGCGCCTAGTGCAATAAAACAACCGCTGGTGAATAATTATTTATCATTTACGGATGGTAATAATGATTTCGCACAACAATATCTCCCTGAGATATACGAACAAGAGGTAGAGAGATACGGTAATCGTACAATCTCTTCATTCTTGCGAATGGTAGGAGCTGAACTTCCTATGACGTCTGATCAAGTTATTTGGTCAGAGCAAAACAGATTACACGTTTCTAATAATACTGGTGTTACATTAAGTGTAGCAGACGGTGTTGTTACGATGACAAGTACCGATTCTTATAGAGTAAACCAAACAGTAGTTATTACTGATGGTTACAATACAGCAAAAGGTATTATTAGTGTAGTAACAAATGCAACAACTATGACAGTAAACCCTTATACGGTTAACACATGGGATCTTGCAGGATTTGTAAATGATCAAGCAGTATCTATATTCGTTTATGGATCTGAATTTGCAAAAGGTACTGACGGTATGGTAGGAGCAATCCAACCAGCTTTCACACAATTTAACAATTCACCAATTATTATAAAAGATAAGTATCAAATCTCTGGATCTGATGCATCTCAAATTGGATGGGTTGAAGTTGCTGCTGAAGACGGTACTTCTGGTTTCCTATGGTATTTAAAAGCTGAAGGTGATACTAGATTAAGATTTGAAGACTACTTAGAAATGGCTGTAGTTGAGGGTGAATTAGCATCCGCAGCTGGGGGTGTAGCCGCTCAAACTGTTACTGCTGCTGCTGGTGGATGGACTGCAACTGTTAACCCTAAGGGTACAGAAGGTATGTTCGCTGCTATACAAGCAAGAGGTAATGTTTATCAAAACTTCGACGCTTCACAAGGTATCGATGACTTCGATTTAGTACTTAAACAATTAGACACACAGGGTTCTATTGAAGAAAACATGCTTTTCGTTAATAGATCTACTGCTTTAAACTTTGATGATATGCTAGGTAGCGTTTCACAAGGTGGATACGGTGGAACTGCTTATGGTGTTTTTGAAAACTCTGAAGAGATGGCACTTAATTTAGGTTTCTCAGGTTTTAGAAGAGGTTCTTATGACTTCTACAAAACTGACTGGAAATACTTAAATGATGCTTCTACTAGGGGACTAGCTAAAAACATCGGTGGTGTTTTAGTACCTGCAGGTACTTCTAGTGTTTATGACCAAATGCTTGGTACAAACATTAGACGACCATTCTTACACGTTCGTTATAGAGCTTCAGAAGCTGATGACAGACGTATGAAGTCTTGGTTAACTGGATCTGTTGG